AAAGTTACAGTAGCAGCAACGGCTGCAACAGGGACAATTAATTACGATACCGACACACAATCAGTCATTTATTACACATCTAACGCAGCCGCAGATTGGACTATAAATTTTAGAGCAGCAAGTGGAACAACATTAAATTCTAAATTAGCTATAGGTGAAGCTATCACATTAGTTCATTTAGTAACTATAGGTGGTGCTGAATATAGAAATACAGTAGTACAAGTTGATGGAAGTAGTATTACACCAGAATGGCAAGGTGGTTCTGCACCTACAGAAGGAAACGCTAACAGTATTGATTCGTATACATACACAATAATTAAAACAGGAGATGCTGCATTTACAATACTTGCTGCATTAACACAGTTTGCCTAGAGTAACTTCATCAGCAGTAAACTCTGCCAGAGGTTATGGTATGAATGCCAGTATACCTGCAGTACCTGCGGATTATGCGTTTGAATATTTGGTAATAGCTGGTGGTGGTTCAGGTGGTTCTTTAGGTGGTGGTGGTGCTGGTGGTTATTTAACTGCAACAACAGGTACTATGACTCGTGGCACTTCTATGACTGTAACAATTGGAGCAGGTGGAGCTAATAACAGTGCCCAAACAGGAAACCAAGGGGTTAGTTCTGTTTTATCTGGTTCAGGTTTAACTACACAAACTGCTATTGGTGGTGGTTATGGTGCTGGGGACTCATCTAGCGTTGGAGGTGGTAATGGTGGTTCAGGTGGGGGTAGTGGTGCTTATGCTTTAAGTCCTACTGCTGGCGGTGGTGGCGGTGGAGCTGGTGCTGTAGGTGCTAGTGTTGCTGGCACAGCTGGTAATGGTGGTGGTGCAGCTACTGCAGGACAAGGTAATAATGGTGGTAATGGTGGTGATGGGTCTACTTCTACAGGTGGTGCTGGTGGTAACGGATTAGCTTCAAGTATTACAGGTGGTTCAGTAACTAGAGCAGGTGGTGGTGGTGGTGCTGGATTACGGCTTGGAGGCACAGGGGGAAAAGGTGCTGGAGGTTCAGGTGGCGGTGGTATTGGAGGTAATAATGCCCCAGGCGGAGCTGCTGGTGATGGTACAGTTAATACAGGTAGTGGCGGCGGTGCAATGGGTTATACTTCTGGTGGTGGATTTAATGCTCCACAAGGTCTTGGTGGTTCTGGAGTAGTTATAGTTAAATTATCTACATTTGACTGGACAGGAACTCAATCAGGCGCAACAGTAACCACATCAGGTGATTTCTCAATATTAACATTTAATGGTAGTGGGAGTTTTACAGTATAATGGCACACTATGCACAGATAGGTACAGACAATATAGTAACTAACGTTATAGTAGTTAATAATAAAGATGTTTTAGACGAAAATAATGTAGAACAAGAATCAATAGGTATAGCTTTTATACACAACTTATATAACGATAATACTACTGTATGGGTACAGACTTCATATAATAGTAACTTTAGAAAAAACTATGCTGGTATTGGCTATACTTATGACGAAACAAGAGATGCTTTTTATGCACCTCAACCTTATCCATCATGGACTTTAAATGAAGATACTTGTCGTTGGGAATCACCTACACCTTATCCAGACGACGATAAGCATTACACATGGGATGAAGATACTTTAAGCTGGGATGAAGAATAATGATTTCAATACTATCAGGAATACTAGGCTTTGCTACATCTGGATTACCCAGTGTACTAAAGTTTTTTGAACAAAAGGGCGACAACGCGCATGAAGAAACAATGGCTAAACTTGAAATGGAACGCTCTTTGGCTATGGCTGAAAAGGGTTTTAAATCTCAAGAAAAGATTGAAGAGTTTAGAACTGACCAAGTCGAAATGGAAACCTATGCGGCTGAAAGACTTGCGTTATATAAACATGATGAAAAGCATGCGAAGAACGCCTCTACTTGGGTGGTTAATCTTCGTGCTAGTGTACGCCCCATTATCACCTATATTTTTGTCTCTATATTTTTATTTGCAGACATAGCAGGTTTATGGTGGGCTATAAATACTGGAGTAGATTTTGAAACTGCGATGAATATAGTTATTTCTACAGAAGAGATGGCAATTATATCATCTATTATAGGATTTTGGTTTGGCTCTAGACATTGGGATAAATAGTGAAAGTATCAGTCGAGGGAACGAAATTAATAAAACATTTCGAGGGTACACATGCAACGCCTTATAAGTGTCCTGGCGGATATTGGACTGTTGGTGTTGGTCACCTTATCAGTCGGCACGCTATGTTATCTCATAAATGGAATCGCACACTATCAACTGTTGAGATAGATGCATTACTTAGACGTGACTTGGAACGATTTGAACTGGGAGTTATTAGGTTATTACATCCAGTTAAACCAACCCAATCTGAGTTTGATGCTCTTGTCAGCTTTAGCTTTAATCTTGGTTTGGGATGCTTTCAACGAAGTACGGTTCGTTCAGCGTTTAAGCGTGGTGATAAAAAAAGAGCTGGCGAAGTTCTTTTAAGATATTGCAGAGCTGGAGGACGTAAACTTAAAGGATTAATTAGACGACGATTGGCAGAACATACTCTGTTAATGTCAAAAGGATAAAGTATGCCGTTGAGTAAGTTAAAATTTAGACCAGGTATTAACCGTGACCGTACTGATCTTGCTCAGACGGGTGGTTGGTACGATGGTAATATGGTTCGGTTTAGAGATGGCTATCCTGAAAAACTAGGTGGTTGGCAAGCTGAAACTTTTACTCCTTATGTAGGAGATGCTACTAAACTTTTTGTTTATTCTATAGACACTGGCGCAGAAATTGCAGGTCTTGCTACTACTAAAAAAATCTATATTCGTGCAGGCACAACACTTTTTGATATAACTCCTATCCGTGTAACTTACACTACTTCAACTACTCCTTCTACTGATAATTGTTTTACTACTAATACCACTGCAGGTACTGAAGGACAAGTTTTAGTAACCATTACAGGACACGGTGCTGAAACTGGAGACTTTGTTACTTTTAGTGGGTCTGTAGCTGTAGGTGGAATAACTGCCGTTCAACTTGATAAAGAATTTGAAGTAACCGTTATAAGCGCTAATACCTTTACTATCCAAACTGCAGGTACAGCTACTTCAGCTGCTACTGGAGGGGGTACAAATATTACCGCAGCTTTTCAAATTAACATCGGTGCTGATGCTTCAGTAGCAGGTTATGGTTGGAGCGCAGGTACATGGAGTCGAGGTGTATGGGGTGGTGCTTCAGTAACTCCTGCTATTGTTAATGTACGTCTTGTCTTTATGGACCACTTTAATAATGACTTAATATTTAATTTAAATGATGAAGGGCCTATTTACTACTGGACGTACAACGCTACTTTTAGTAACAGAGCCGTTTTACTAAGCTCATTACCTGGTGCTATTGCAGTTCCAACAGGAACAGAAAAAACATTGTTTGCACCAAGTGGACATCTATTAGCTTTAGGAGCAACTGAATATAGTGAAACTGCTACAGCTGGAATTACTATTGCAGGACTTGTAAGTGTAGGAACTACAGCTACTGCAACAACTGCTACGGCTCATGGACTATCTACTAATGACTATGTATTTTTATTTGGTCAAACTCCAACTGCTTATTCTGGTACTTATCAAATTACAGTAGCCAGCGCTACAACATTTACTTACACATTACCTGCTTCTGCAGGAACAGTAACCGCAGTAGGTGCTTATCAAGCTATAGATTATACAACAGGCGATTATGACCCTATGCTCATTAGATTTGCAGATGTCAATGCAGACATAGGACCTAAACCAGAAGTATGGAGACCGGAGTTAGCTAACTCAGCTGGGTTCTTATTTGTTAAAGAAGGCTCACGGATTATCACAGGTACTAATGTAAGACAAGAGACTCTTATATGGACTGATACTTCATTAAGTGCTCTACAATTTTTAGGTACAGCAGAAGTGTTTGGGTTACAACTTTTATCTTCCGATACTAATATTATGGGTGCTAATGCATATGCTAGTGTTAATAATAATGTTTATTGGATGGGTACAGATAGTTTCTTCATATACGATGGTCGAGTTAATGTATTAAAATGTCCTTTACTAAGATATGTATTTGAGGATATTAATAGAGAACAAGCACAACTTGTCTATGGCGGTACTAATAAAGAATTTAATGAAGTAATATGGTTCTATTGTTCTGGAGGCGCAGTACCTTCTGTTACTATTGACCGCTATGTAATTTATAATTATCGTGATGACCTTTGGTATTATGGACAACTAAACAGAACTACTTGGGTAGATGCAGGGGTAAATAGATTCCCATTAGCTACTTCTGGAGGTTATATATACTCACATGAGAATGGTCCTAATAATGGTCAACCACTAGGTGCAGCACCGCTTGCTATTAGTTCTTATATAGAGTCTGCCTTTATGGATATAGATGAAGGTCAATTTTATATGTTAACTAAACGAGTTATACCTGATGTAGATTTTACTGCTTCTCAAACAGTTAATCCTGTGACTGGAGCAACACTTGTTCCTGCAGTAGATATGGCAATTGCAGTGACTAAATTTCCAGGAGCAGAAACACAAACAACAGATGTAACAGGAGCTACTTTAACTCGTGGGGTAACAACTGCTACAGGAACTATAGATCAATATACTAATCAAGTGTTTATAAGAGCAAGAGGTCGTCAAATGAACTTTAAAATATCATCAAATACAGTAGGCACACAATGGCAATTAGGTGATTCTAGAGTCGATGCTAAACCAGCAGGGATGAGAGGATAATGGCACATATACTACAACCTAAAGCTCCAAACTTAACCCTTCCAACTATAGAGTATAGTGAAGACCAACAGAATCAAATGCAAAATCAGTTACGACTGTACTTTAATCAACTTGATAATGCTAACAAAGAAGAAATTAAAAACTTACACACAAGTAATGTGATGCATTGGATGGGAATATAATGGCTGGAGAATTTCAAAACTTAACAGGTAAAAAACTAGCAAGATCAAACGTGACTGCTACAATGGCTATTGTGTATGAGACTCCTGCTAATACAAGAGCTTACATTAAAGACATTATCGTAACTAATCATAGTGGTGCATCAGGGGCTGCTGGGCTTATTAGCATTCATATTGTTCAAGCAGGGGGCGCTGCAACTTTTGGAAATGTTATTATTGATGAGTATTCAATAGCTAAACAAGAGTATTTACATTGGTCGGGACTACAGATAACAGACCCTGGAGATACAATACAAGTTTTATCAAATGGGACTAATCTATCAGTCACTATTTCAGGAGCCGAAGCAGTATAAAACGGTTTATATAAAGGCATATACATGATATTATTAGGGAAAAAATAAGATGGCTGAAATATACAATAACCCAGGAAACATTCAGATAGGGCAAGGCTTTGCCGGTACAGTAGGAGAGTACGCGTCCGATAGACAGGGTGGTGGAAAACAGCCTTATGCAGAATTTGATAGTCCCCAGATGGGACTACGAGCTATCTTTAAAGACCTTCGATCTAAAGTAAATACTTTTGACGGAGATGTTGCTAAAATTATAAGCAAGTACGCCCCAAACAACGAGAACGAAACTCAAGCTTATATTGATAGTGTAATAAAACAAATTGGGTCAGACACTATTACAGCAGATAATATGGACGCAGCTGTAAGAGCTATTGTAAGATTTGAAAATACTGATGAACTTGAGAAATACTATTTAGATGACCCCAATCTTTTAAAAGAAGCTAAAGAATTAGCGCAGTATGATATGCCCGCGACTATGACTTATAAAAAAGCAGCGGAAACTTATCTGCCTCAAAAAGAAGTATTTACTGAGGAAGAAGTAAAAGTAGCAGACACAAGTAATAACTTCGCTGAACAATATATGCGAGGAGCTGAGGATGAGATTGAATCTCGCTACGGCAAAGGCCCAAAAGACGGGACATTTACATTACCCCCCGATCAAATAATTACTCCCTTAATCCGGGAAACTATAGAGGAAGACGTTACAGTGCAACCAATAAGAACTGGAAATATTGAGATGATAGAAAAAATGCCTTATCAACGTTCTGAAAATGAAAGGATGCAGGAGGCTGCGAGGCGTAGTATGATGCAAGGAAATACTCAAGACCGTATGAATGAATATGAATTTGCACGATTTGATGCTCAAGAAGACCCTAGAAGTTATGCACAAGGTGCCTCAAGTTATGCTTTACCTCCAATGCAAGCAGCTCAAAGAATGATGGGTGGAGGCATGGGATATGCTCAAGGTGGTACTGTCGATCA